TTAAATCCTGCAATACTTCTTAGTTTACTTGCAAAAATTCTACTGAATGCTTGTTTTTCTAATCTTACTGGTTCTGTATCTGGCGGAATATCTGCTACAAAATCACCAACTCCAGACCCACTAAATGATCTGCTTCCGGTTCCATCGTTAAGGCTGTTAGGTTGCATGCCAGAACGAACTGCCATCCCTGCTGGGCCTCTAGCAAATGTGTCAGGAGTGCTAGGAGCAAATACGTCTGTGCTGGGACCGCCTGCTCTGGTTTTATCTGGTGTAAATTTAGTTGGATCTAAGTTTTCATGACTGGGCCAAGGCTCGTGTCTTGGAATTCGTTGTGGTGCTAATGCCGCGTCAGGAGGTGTAGGAACCGAAGGACTTGGTGCTGCCGGTAACGAAGCATCAGTCGGTAGTGGAGGTTCTGCCCCTTGAATATCAATGTTAGCATCAGACTTCATAATAATATCACCTGTTGCTTTTACACCAAACACATTTCCAGATTGTATCTTAGTTGCTAATCCGCTTTTAACATGTAGTTCAGCGTCTGCCTTAATTTTAGTTGTGCCTAAACTCCAGGACTCAATATTGCCGTCACTTGTAGTTTTTACGCTGTTATGACCTTCTAGTCCAAGATTGCTAACACTACCAATGCTCATGTCATTACCACTTACAAGTGTGCCTTTTTCGCTAATAGTTAAACTACCGTTTGCACCTGCATACAAAGAAAAGTCTGCACCTGCTGTAATATCAAAATTATCGCCAGTGTTTACAGCAAAAGTTGTCCCTGCTGTAAAACTGTGTTTATCTGCAGATGAACTACGCAACTCTTGCGAAACCATATTAATGTTTTGTCCAGCATTTAAATTAATATCTCTGTTTGCATGAAAGTTAAAATCTTGATCGCTGTGAATGCTTACGCTATCTTGTGCAAAAATATCAATTTTACCATTGCTTGACAACTCTATCCAAGCAGTTCCTCTGCCATTAGCAATATAAATTAAATCTTCTGTATTGTGCATCAAAATTTGATGCCCTGTTCTTGTTCTAATGCGTGTTAGCTCGTTTGCAGGAAGTGTTGGATCGCCTCCTTCTTCTCCAGCTTCTATGTTTACGTACTCTTGAGGACTATTGCTTGCTTTACCTTTTCTAAGCAACCTTGAGTCGCCATCATCCATAACAAAACTAGATCCGCCTAGCCTGCTTCTAAACTGTTCAATAGCATCTGTAGAAGGACCGTAAGATCCTCGCGGAGCACCAGGGCGTTTATCTAACGGGCCCGGAGTTGAAATACCAAATACTGCACTTGGAACTTCACGTCTTGCACTTGAAGTTGTAATGCCTCTAATTTCATCTTCTACTAGTCCTTGCTCTTGTAACTGATTTACTCTATCAAGATCTATAGGCTTTGGAAAATTTGTGGGTTGAGCAGATCCTGTAAATTCGATTGTCTTATTATATTCACCAACTGGAAGTTTTTTACCTTGATATTGTATAGGCGTATTTTCTTCAAGGGTTGATGTAGCCGCATTGCCAGGAACCATAAAATTCATGTATTCATCTTGTACACATCCAATCCAATAACACATATTAGATTGGCCTTCAACAAAGATAACCATTACTGTAGTTCCAGGATCAGGTGGAACTGCCCACATGCCGTAACTTTGTTGTGTGTATCTAAAGCTAGGGTTTGCATTATTACTCTCAACACTCGTAACACCATAAAAAGGACTTAGATATCTTGCAGTAATTGTTTGACCTTCTTCTCCTTGATTCGGAGATGTACGTGTTCTTGGCATTAATTGTACTTTTAAATCACCAGAATATTTTGGATCAATATGACTTATTACTTTTGCTAAAAAAGGTCCTGCACTTGTTCTTGATAATGCTGTATCAACTTGGTTTTGCGGTGTTCGTTTATCAATTGCCATTAAGAAACTCCTCCAGCAATATTAGGGTCTATTCTATTAGGGTCTGCTATAATAGGAGTAGTAGTTCCCGGAGGATCAACCGGTGTTCCTCCTAATTCGCCCTGCGGATCAGTGCCGGATCCGTTATTGTTACCAGGGCCGTTTGGTTCAGGGCCGCCAGTTGCACCAGTTATTCCTGCTTCATCATAGGTGCCAGATGTTTGTACTGCTAGATCTGTTGCCCTAGTATTATTTGTTATTCTATTAGATTCTTCTTCCCAAATTGTATACATTTCATTATAGCCGTTACTTTGAAGCCAATTTCGTACTGCATTAGTTCCGCCGAATCGAGCCGCTTGGTTATTCAATCTTTCCACTATCCAATAGTTCATATCTTCTGTTATTGTACCTTCTTGTACGCCTGTATTATAAGCATCTTGAAGTTCTAAGAATTCAGCTTCGATTGCATCATTGTCTGCAAACATACTAATATTAGTAGAAGGAGTTAAAGTTTGTCTAGGTCTTCTAAGTAATTTTAGATCTTGGGTAAACGCACCTCTACTAAAATTACTTGTTACTTCATTAACCTGGTACAACCCACTAAAATCTTTAACGTCAGAAAAGTCGCTCGCAAAAGTCATTAAACCATCACCAGGATCATAGTCAATAGGAGTTCTAAAGTTAAACAATATATCAACTTGGCCGCTTTCATAGTCCATTGTAAGATCTTCAGTCATGTTCATATAAGGCGTACTTCTTGCATGATAGTTTCCCATTCCGCTATCCATTAAGTAATAAGGATCTCCTAAAATTTTAATATCCATATCAACCAAGTCAACATCAGAATTAATTAAGTTATCCTGGAAGGTTCTAGCTAGAATTAATTTATCATTTTCAGTCATTGCACCGCCAACAAGATTTGGAAGAGATCTAGAACCATCTGGCCTTGTTTGAGTCATTGATCCAAAAGTGTTATCTGGATTGGATACACTTTGCGTAATGTTGTCTGATGCTCCGGCTTCATTAGTTGTTCCTTCACTTTGTTGTGTTCTTGAATTGGTTCCAAAGTCAGGTTCTAAATTGTTAAAAAATTGATTATTAAAATTAATCTGAAAATCTAATACGTCTATGTTTTCGCCTGTGTAAATGTAATTGTATTTTCTAGCCGCTTGTTCACGTAACTTATTATAGCTTCTATGACCCCTTGACGGAGAACTAAAAACACTTTCGTGAACCATATAAGGAAGAACTCTATAAACATAAACCCGTGGCGGACGGCCGAACTGCATCTCATGACGTTCGTTTGAAATATTATAAACCATTGCATCTATTCTAAACCACTGAATCATGCCATTTTCATCTGGTTTATTTTTATTTGTGTTAGAATTTTCACCGTATTCTGTAAGCAATACTAATTCTTCTAAAATTCGTTGTATTGGTGTGCCAGCACGGAATGTTATGGTGCGTTTTGTGGGGTCAAGTGTTAACCCATCTCTGCTATACAGTCCTGTTTCTGAATCATAATTTAGAAGATTTTGCCCCCAAGGAAGATTGCCTCCAGCAAGGGCATCTGTAATAGCCAATGGTGAATTTCCAATATCATTTACATTTAAATCATTTTCGTTAAATCTTTTAATATCTTCAGAAATGTTGCTTCTTAGGAATGTAAATCCTCGTTGATTTTGTAGATACTGATAAAATGCAGTTTCACTTTCAACAAATTGTCCAGTAAGTAATGATTCTTTTGCCGCTTCGGTATCAACTTGTCTCCTTACAAATGAAGGCTGAGCACCAGTGCCTACTTCGTCGTAGCCAGCTGATGATGCAACTGTAAATGTTGCTCCGTTGCTAGTATCTGAGCTAGTAAACTGCATACGAGCACTTGACGGATCTTTAGGAGTGATAAAAATATAATCGTCTACTTGAGGACTATCACGACCAGTAACACCTTTTAATAGGTGTGTATTCAAAACTGATGCTAAACTTTGAACACCAGTTTGTACTATTTCATTAAATGTTTGTCCAGTAATTGTAACGTCTGTAGGTAGTGCTTGAACACTATCTCTAAAGGCATTATTGTGATACGGAGTACCTATTACTTTATACGTGCTTCCTCCTGCTTGAACATTAAATTCACCAAAGCTCCAAGTAAAAGGTATAATTCTAGTCATTTCAGGCAAACGGACCGATTTACCAGTGTGGTCCCATCCTGTAAATTCTATCATAATATAAAATGGTGCTTCTATATAATTCCTATGTCCTGCTTCATAAGATGCTATTTGTAATGCTTGTAAAAAAGTACCCATACTATAGGGTTCCATAACTGTAAATTCTATATGTGTAGCATTTGTAGATCTTGTACGAGGATTTGCACCAATTAAAGAGTGTATCTGTAAATCATCCATAAAGAATTCAGTTTTTGCTCCACCAGTTTCAAAACCTGTAGTAGTTTTTGATTTTCCTGCTCCGCCCGTAGTTCTTAAAATAACGTTACGTGCTCCAACACTTCTGTATGTTGCGTCAGGCCTGTTTAACTCGTCATTAGACAAACAACCCATTGTAAAAATGTAATTAAAATGAGTATATCCATTTAAAGGATTTTTTTGCTTTGTCATTTCAGAAGCTATTGCTCCTAAGTCTTCTCTTCGAGCGGAACCTAAATCAAATCCTGGGAACATTTGTCCTAAATTTAGATTTCCAGCAAGTTCATCAAAGACTCCTTGTATTCCTTTAGTGATATCTCCAGTTAGTGCAGAACCTACAGCGGCGACTGCATCTCCTACTTGTTCTTTAATATCATTTAAAATATCAATATTATTAGAGGCTAAAGAAGTTCCTTGCAGTGCTTCTTGCACTTCTAAAAATTGTGCTTGGGCTTGTTCTGCAAACTGCGGAAGTTCATCACGCAAATCCGAAGCCGCTTGGGATAACGATCCCGACATGTCAGATAAAGCACCATCAAGCGATGCTGAGCCTTGTCTGATTAGTCCATCTGCTGTCCTAACTGCTTCTGAAACGTTTTCTTCTAGTTGGTTAGCTAGTTGCTGAGGAGATAAATTTCTCATACTAGCCTCCTTGTAATGCTTGCTTGATTCTTTTTCCTTGTGGCAAATAAATCTTTGTGCCCGCAACAAAATCATATATAGGATCGCCTAATACATTCATGTTGCGTTGAATGAATACCCACCATAATTTTGAATCTTGGTATAAGTCGTATGCTAAAAGGTCGGGTCTGTTTTCATATTGAGGTTCTATTTCGTACAAGATATCATCTGCTTCTGCAGGTACAGGTCGAATATCAAGACGATCGAGATAAAATCCACGACTTTTTGTTTTATAGTATGGACTACTTGCTCCGTACGCCATTAAATATAACCTCTTCCGTTAAGAATTAAATCACCATTAACAAAATCATTCATGTTAAATGCTTCTTGTTGTGATCTACTATAAATTGGAACACAAGTAACTGCAAACTGACTTTCTACTGGGGCATATGCTACTCCGCCGCCTGTTTCAACTCCACCGTTAATATTAGGTGATCCTAATCCTGTTGCAATGTAGTCAACTTCAGCACCCATATCAAGCGAGAATGTTTGTATAATTACCGGAACAGACTTAAACACATAGTCACCATATCCATTTAATCTAACAACCGGTGGCGGATTACCTTGGTTTTCACTGCCTTGTCCGTAATACATTTTTGTTACACTTCTTAAGTAGTGTAAACATGCTACCCAATATCTTGCTTCGAGTGCGTTCTGCACATGGAAATTGCCGGTAAGCATAATACTGTCAACTTTGCTTCCTTCGTAGCTGAAAAAAGGATAATTAGTATGTACAGGTTGCATCGCATTGTAATCAGCACTATGTTGAAAGACAACAGATGGTGTATAAGGAAAAGTAAAACCGCCTGTAGTAACTAAGGGAGCCAGTAAAGGACTTGATTCATACAGCATATCGTTTGGTAAACTAAGTTTTACACGCCAGTCAAAGCCGCTAGATTTAGCAAACTGTGCCGAAGATGTGTCAATTGCTGAAAAGGGATTTGCACCCCTTGAAATATTTTTTGAACGTATTTTAGATAGGAAACCTTGAGCACCGCCAATGAAGTCGCCAATGCCACTACCGCCTGCAAAATCACTAACTGCATCGAATGCATCGTTAATTCCGCCGAATGCACTAGTAACATCTCGTTGGACATTGCTGGCAATGTTTTCTACATCACTTGCTACGTTTTTGAAAAATGCACCTATACTCATAGTCTCTCCTTATACATTATTTAGTTGACAAAGTTATCTACATAGTTTATAATAGAACTATGTTAACCGGAGAATATAATTTGAAAAGAGTAAACTACTTAAACAACAGAGATATACTAAAGCAGATACACAAATCAAAAAACACATTTTGTAGTTATGTTGATCCTGAGTATAATCAATACGACATTATCTTAGACGATGTTGAAAAAATTAACATTCGTACTATTGCAGAAGCAAAAAGAAACAAAGCAAAGCGTCTTAGTACCGCAGACTACGAAGCACGTAAAGAAGCAGGCGAAAAAGTAAAACAAGCAGATTGTGCCATTCCTTATACAAAGATTACAAAAGAAGAACTAATCTTTCGTGTAATGACATTTGATCACATTCCAGACGAACCAGGCAGAAAGAAAACACCAAAGACAGTAGCAGACACTAAAGTAAAACTAAATTTTCCTCCATTTCAACATTTTAAATTCAACGACGAAGGCGAACTTATCTGCGTAGGTAAAAGTCACTGGGAAGGTGGCATGGAGAACGGAAGTTTTAATAAAAAACACGGAAAGGCTACAAACGAACTTGCTCGTATGTGGATGAAACTTTGTGATCGTTATGCTACCCGAGGCAACGTTCGTGGTTACACCTACAACGACGAAATGCGTGGACAGGCTATTTTACAACTTGCACAAATTGGTTTACAATTTGACGAGTCTAAAAGTCAAAACCCATTTGCATATTACACAGCGGCGGTTACAAATAGTTTTGTAAGAGTCATTAATATTGAAAAACGCAATCAAAACATTAGAGACGATATCCTTGAAATGAACGACATGAATCCTAGTTATACAAGACAAGCACAAGGCGAGTGGGAAGCCAGTGTAAAACGCAACGAAGAAGCTAAGATGAGTGTTTGGAAAGAAAAAGGTTGACATCTATAGTATTCATATGTATAATGAATAACATCTAATAGTGGAGATACAATTTGTTTAAGAAAGCGGCGGTCTTTACCGATATTCATTTTGGTTTAAAAGGCAATAGCAAAATACACAACGACGACTGTGAAGAATTCGTAGACTGGTTTATTGAACAAGCCCAAGAACGTGGCTGTGAAACAGCCATTTTTTGCGGCGATTGGCATCATAATCGTAACAGTCTTAACCTAACAACCATGGATGCTACTATTCGTAGTTTAGAAAAACTAGGTAAAGCATTTGACAAGTTCTATATGTTTGTAGGCAATCACGATTTGTACTACAAAGATAAGCGTGATGTAAGCTCTACTATTTTTGGTAAGCATATTGACGGTGTTACTTTTGTTGACGAAATCTACGAAGAAGATGATGTAGCACTTGTTCCGTGGCTTGTTGGCGACGAGTGGAAACAAATAGAAAACATTAAAGCCAAATACATGTTTGGACACTTTGAACTTCCTAGTTTCTACATGAACGCAATGGTGCAAATGCCAGACCACGGCGACTTGCGTCCACAACACTTTGTAAATCAAGACTATGTGTTCTCAGGACATTTCCACAAACGTCAGGTACAAGGCAAGATTCATTACATTGGAAATGCGTTTCCACACAACTATGCAGATGCGTGGGATGACGAACGCGGTATGATGATCCTTGACAAAGAAAACGGTAAAGAGCCAGAATATATTAACTGGTGGAATTGTCCTAAGTATCGCACAACTAAACTAAGCAAACTGCTAGATCCAGATGCAGACATTATTAAACCTAAAATGTATCTGCGTGTTACATTAGATTTGCCTATCTCATATGAAGAAGCACAGTTTATCAAAGAAACATATATTAATAAACACGGTTGTCGAGAAATTACACTTATTCCACAAAAGCAAATCGAAGAAATTTCAACAGAACTTGACATTGAACATTTTGAAAGTGTAGATCAAATTGTTTCAAACGAAATTACTGCTATTGATAGCGATAACTTTAACAAAAAAATGCTACTAGACATATACAACGAGCTATAAATGATTAGAATCAAGGATTTAACTGTAAAGAATTTTATGAGTGTGGGCAACCAAACCCAGGCTGTAGACTTTAACAAAGAACAACTAACGTTAGTACTTGGTGAAAACTTAGATCAAGGAGGTGACGATTCTGGCAGTCGTAACGGTACAGGTAAAACAACCATTATTAATGCGTTGAGCTATGCCCTGTATGGCCAAGCACTAACTAATATCAAGCGAAACAACCTTATCAACAAAACGAATTCAAAAGGTATGGTTGTCTCGCTTGATTTTGAAAAAGATGGAACAGAATATAAAGTTGAGAGAGGACGAAGTCCTACATTTTTAAAATTTTATATCAACAATCAAGAACAAGAATTAACAGATGAGTCGCAAGGCGACAGTCGAAAAACACAAGAATTTATCAATGACTTACTTGGTATGAGTCATGACATGTTTAAGCACATTGTTGCCTTAAACACATACACAGAACCTTTCTTGAGTATGCGTACTAATGACCAACGTGCTATTATTGAACAGTTATTAGGTATTACTATTCTATCTGAAAAGGCAGAAAGTCTTAAAGAAAAAGTTCGCACTACTAAAGAAGCAATTACACAAGAAACACTAAAGATTGAAGCAATACAAACTGCTAATAGTAAAATTGAAACTACTATTGAAAGTTTAAAAAACAATCAAAGAGCATGGACTGCTAAAAAACGTGCTGACATCGAAAAACTACAAAAATCAATTGACGAATTAGAACATTTAGACATTGACGAAGAACTAGAAGCACACGAAAAATTAGCAAACTGGACTGAATTAAACACAGCAATTACGGCTCTTAATAAAGAAAAAAGCACACTTGAGAGTGCATTACTACGTGCCACTAAATCTGTTGAAAAGGCAGAAAAAGACATCGCAAATCTTGACGATGCAGTATGTTATACTTGCGGACAAGCATTACATGCTGACAAAAAAACAGAAATTGAGTCAAGAAAAGCAAAAGAACTAAACGATGCATTAGCGTATCAAACAGAAGTTGGTGGAAAACTAGAAGAAGTATTAAAAGGACTAGAAAGCATTGGTGATATTAACGGTCGCCCTAATACGTTTTATGAAACTGCGAAAGAAGCATACGAGCATAGAAACAACGTAGATAACTTAAAGCAAACGCTAATAAGTAAAGAGTCGGAAGAAGATCCATATCAAGCACAAATTAACGAACTGTCTACAACTGCTATCCAAGAAATTGATTGGAGTAGCGTTAATGATCTTACCACTTATAAAGAACACCAAGAATTTTTGTTAAAACTTTTAACTAACAAAGATTCATTTATTCGTAAAAAGATTATTGATCAGAACTTAGCATACTTGAATAATAGGCTAACGTATTATCTTGATAAATTAGGATTGCCACATCAAGTAGAATTTCAAAACGATCTAAACGTACAAATCACACAACTAGGACAAGACTTAGATTTTGATAACTTGTCACGTGGAGAACGCAACAGACTTATCTTAGGGTTGAGTTTTGCATTCCGCGATGTTTGGGAATCGTTATATCAAAATGTAAACTTGTTGTTTATTGACGAGTTAATTGATTCAGGCATGGATACTGCTGGTGTTGAAAATGCTCTTGCAGTAATTAAGAAGATGGGTAGAGAACGTGAAAAGAACGTATATCTAATTTCACACAAAGACGAATTAGTCGGTCGTGTAAATCATGTTATGAAAGTTATTAAGGAAAACGGATTCACGTCATATGAAAATGACATTGAAATAGTAGAATGATTGAAGATGATATTCATGACAAATTAACAAAGGCATACCTATCATATTTTAAGGCAAACGAAAAGTTTGAATCTAGAAATAGTGTTCGTACGCATAGAGAAGCAAGAAAATGGTTGCGTGAAATACGCACCCTTGCTAAAATGCGTATGGACGAGATTCATATAAAGCACAATTCCAAAAAAGAAGGCAACGAAAACTAGGCACGGTAAGTAAGTTCATGCAGTGGACTTATGAAGGCAAACCAATTGATGTTATACCAGACGAATACGAAGGCTTTGTTTATCTCATAACCAATCTTACCACTGGGCAAAAGTACATAGGCAAAAAATTAGCAAAGTTTAAAGCTACTAAGCCACCTCTTAAAGGCAAAAAGAATAAACGCAGAGGCTACAAAGAATCAGACTGGCGTGACTACTGGGGATCGTCAGACAGATTGAATGCAGATGTACAGGCACTAGGCCCAGAAAACTTCACAAGAGAAATACTATACCTATGTAAAGGCCGGGGCGAAATGTCCTACATTGAGGCAAGAGAGCAATTTGACCGCCGTGTATTAGAGAGCGACGAGTATTACAATGGAATTATTAATGTTAGAGTTGGCGGTTCCGATAAATTGCGACAGGCTTTGCTAGAACACACCATAAAGGCAAAACAATCCAACACATAAGGTTGGCGGGCCAGTTTGAAAATACCGCTGTGGAAAAAGCATCCGTATAGGAGCACACGTAACATGCTGAGCGGCATCCGGTAGTAGGGTGTTTGATTGGCATAGACTGATTGTTGGCTGTCGAAAAACTG